TATATCACCAATAAAAACAAAGGTGATCTGGACAAACATTGCAGAGCGTTACTGGATAGTCTAACTAAATCCGCATTTGCTGACGATAGCCAAGTTGTATCTTTACACGCTGTCAAAAAGTACTGTGAAACAGAATCTGAAACTGGTGCAAATATAAAAATAAGAACAATCAATGAAACGTCTAACTTGGATTAAATGTCCTATTTGTGTTGAGTACACAGATCAAAAAGTTATTAGATCAGAAAGAAACAGAAAACATATTATTTTAAGACGTAGATTATGTCTTGAATGTGGTCACAGATGGCAAACTCTTCAATATCCAGAAATGATTATTGATGACATTAAAGCTAAATATATTTTAAAAGAGTAGTCGGGTGATGGATAAGCACTTCGCTTGCTCCCCTGCCTTTCCTAAGTCTCAGTAGGTGTTGTATGGCTTTCAGACCCAGCTTTGCAATGGGTCATCAGGCTACCCGACTCATAATTCATTTAAAGCGTGTTCGAGAGAATAAACAACTCTGGAAATAATACCAGCATCTAAATGCTCTCTTGCAATTCCAGATCCTGTGATTGATGGATTCTTTTTTAAAAACTGTCTAAGCCTTACAGCATCTTCAGCTTTTATATTCAAAAAGATGTTCATGTATCGTTTAAGGTAACGAAGCATAAGTAATCTCTTACAGTTGAATACTAACCCTTAATTAAGTGGATCATCAAATTCTGGAGTATTTGCTGCATAAATTACATCTTCACAGTTTTTGATTATCAGGTGTAATAAAGCAAGCTTTTCTATTGCTGCATAAACCTCTGGCTTGGTTCTTTTTTCGCAAAGGTAATCAATATACTTTTCTGATTCTTGTTCACAGAAAGTCTTTTTAAGTTCGTATTCAAGTGTCATAGCGACCAACCCTGTAATACTTTTGAATGTCATCTACAAGCTTTCTAGCATAATAATTTCTATATATCCAATCAACATTGTAACCAACGCTGTAAGCTGATTTTCTAGCCATATTGATAAGCTTGTCTAGCAATAAAGAATTGTACTCAAGTTTTCTCATTTTATTTCTTACCTTGTGACCTTGTTTAAAATTAATAGTATCTTTTGCAATCCAACCTGTTTTGTCATCTGATAAATAGGTTTCTAATCCTTTCTCTGTGATCATGACTATTGTATATCCTGCGTGTTCATAGCCATCTTTTACTCTGGTCTGTTTAAGATATAAGTTGAAAGTATCATCTTTGTCATCTTTGTTATGAACAACAATATAAGGTTGTGATCTTTTTCCGAAAAATACAATATTATTATTAATTTCTTTATTACCTTTAAGTTCTTCATAACTTCCTAATTCTTTGCCCTGTTCTATAAAATCAGGAAAACTATAGACGAGTTTTTCAGTATTAATCGGTGGAACAACATAGGGATATTTATATTTTTTCTTATGCCCTTTATCAAAGAAACCTATAACAACCCCAAACCTTTGCTGATTGTGGCCGACATAATAAACAATGTTGTCACCAACAACTACCTGTTTATCATCATTGTGGTTTCTATAAAAGCTTGTATTCCAAACTGGTTTTGTTTCAAAACTAAAAGTCCTGTCTTTAGAGATCATTAATTTAATATCATCTAAATTGTTTTGATGAAATCTGTTATCGTTATACTTTGAGCTTTTATATCCTTCTTTTATTGTTTCTGGTCTTTTGTTTTGTCTTCTTTTTAGCTCTTGAAGCTCACCTTCTATAGCCAATAACTCTTTTTTTGATACCTCAAGACCGCAGTTTGGACAGCTTTTCTGTGGTTTATAAACAAAGCCGCAGTTTTTACAAGTTATAAATACTGGTTTTGGATTCTTTTTTTCTTCTTCATAGTCAAATTCAAGATCCCAATTTCTTTCAATATCAATGAAATCATGTCTAAAAGTATTTCCAACATGATCCAAAACTATTGCAGTTTTATGTTTTTCTGGTCTGAGAATCCTACCCACTTGCTGCATATACAATGCCTGAGACTTTGTAGGTCTAAGCAAGATTGCTCCAGAAACACAAGGCAAGTCTGTTCCTTCAGAGATAACATCAACAGAAACCACTACATGAGTCTCCTGAGATTGCAATCTATTTAAAACATTATCTCTTTCATCAAGTTTCATAGATCCAGTAAGAAGTTCAGCTTTTACACCTTCTCTAACAAATTGCTCTTGTACTTTTGTTGCATGAGCAATATCAACACAAAAAGCTATTGCTGGTTTGTTTGATAAATGTTTTTTGTATTGATGAACAGCATCACCAATAATTACTGGTTTATCCATTATCTCTTTTAAATCTTTGGCTTGATAATCTCCTCTTCTTTCTTTTAATTTTGATAGATCAGGAATCTCAGCCCCTGCAAATACTTTGTGATCGCATAAATAACCTTTGGAAACTAAATGATTAACTTGAACACCATTTACAAGTTTGTCAAAAAACTGTCCTAATGGTTTGTTATCCAAACGTATAGGCGTTGCTGTGACTCCTACTCTTAGAGCTTTATTGTATTTATCAATAACAGTTGTCCAAGTTCCAGCCGCTACATGATGAGCTTCATCAAAAATAATTACATCAGGAATAAAAGAATCTTTGTTTGCTTTTATCCTTCTAAACAATGTATATACAGATGCAACCTGTAAGCTTGAATCTTCATTGCTGTCAAAGCCAGAGGCAATCACACCATAGTTAACATCTATAAGGTCTAGCTTTTCACAGGCTTGTTTTACAAGCTCTCTTCTGTGAACAAGGATTAGCACTTTCTTATCTTGAGCAACAAAATCTTTTGCAAGCTCAGAAAAGATAACTGTTTTACCAGCACCTGTTGGAAGAACAAGCAAAGGAGCTTTTGCCCCTTGCTTTAGTGAAGTTCTAAGGTGGTCAAGAACTTCTATTTGATAATCTCTTAATTGCATTTTTTTTGGGGTGATAGGTGAATAAAAAGAAAAAGGTAGAGCAATTAAGCTTCTACCTTGTCAAAGATTGCTGTGTTGCTGTAGTCACCGCCTTTGATTAAACGTGTCTTGTAAACTTCACCATCTATCAAGACTAACTCACCATCAACAACTGGTGGATTGTTGTAGATTCTGTCTAATTCGTCACTTTCAGCTTGTGTTACATGACTACTTACACAAACTGTTTTGCTCATAGCCCAGTAGATGCCGTCACCATCTTTTTCGTAATCTTGCATTAAGTAAACACCTTTGATGTCTTTTTGACCTCTCCAGTCTGTGTATTCAATACCGAAGCTGTTTAGTTTGTCAAAGCTGTTTGTTCTTTTTGTTAGAGTTCTCATTTGAATCCTTTGCGAAGTTTGAATAATCGGCCAATCTCTCGACCTCATATCTAAATAATACATGAATAATATATATATGTCCACCTTTGCCCTGTAAGTTTATCTAAATGTTATGGATCTGTAACAATATTTTATGGGGCTTGACAGGACAACATAGTGCATATAATATATAGATGGCTAGAGATAGCCGTTCTTTCGCAAAAGGTATTTCAAATGGAAATTGCATTTACTGGTTCAACACTTGAATCACATCACATTCAACGCTTACACAATTCAGTCTGGTATGAGTTCAAAGCTGTCACTTCAGCAAGGGATGGAGTACAAAGAACTCTTGAGTACAACAAAAAGACTGGCAACAACTCAGCTACAAAAGCTCTTGAGGATTGCATAGCAAAACTTGATCTTGAAGTTTATGAGCTTGAGTTTCTTCTTAATTACACAGAAGAAGTTATCAGACAAGTTGCTGCTGGTGTTAAATCAAAAGAGGTCACAAAATGACCTCTACTCCTAAAACGCAAGCTGAAAGAGATCAGCACAAGAGAGATAGATTTAAAGCTCTCAGACTTCCAAGAGTTCAAGCTGTAGTTCATAGACATAGACAGCTTCAAAATCTAGCTAATCAAAGCAATTACAAATTCACTGAAGATGAAGCTAAACAAGTAGTCAGACTTTATGAATTAATGCTTGAAGAAGCAAAAGAGGCATGGCTTGAAGTTGACTCTTACAACTTAAAAAAACTATTAACTTACGATCAAACGGAGCTTGACTAATGCAGAATCTATTACTTGCTATCGCTGCTATGGGGTTGTTCTATACAACCCTCTCAGGGACACTTTATGACATGACATATACAGACTGTCATGAAAACAATATCGAACTCGCTTGTAAGGAGCTACAACAATGACCTTTGAAATGACACGCATAAAACAAAGGCTTGCTGATCTTGAAAAAGGTTACAAGGATCTTTCAAAAGTTTATGGACAACAAAAACTTATTAGCTTTGAAACTGTCACTAAAAGTCTTGCTGCTTTTGAACATACGAAGTCTGGTATGAAAGCTTTTCAAGAAAGTATTGAAACTATTGAAGATGTTATGAGACAAACAGCAAAAACTGTTGATGCTTTAGCAAAAGGCCAAGCTCACCTTAGTAACATGATAATTAAATGTGTTGAACGCATTGAAGAATTAGAACAAAAAAATACTGGTAAAGACCACCCCTGATCTCTACCAGTACTCCACCCATTGTCCTAACACCTAAGGACACCAATATATTAACAGAATGGAATCTTTAAACAACACCACACCACACATAACGTCAGTTGATATTGACGAACAAGTGTATAGATCAGATCCAGCTATTGCTGCCTCTGACGCAAAATACCTTTTAGATCATGGCCTTGAGGCTTTCAATATCTATAAGTACGGCAAGAACAATCCTCCTAGAATTGCAACAGCAGCAATGAAGTTTGGATCATTAGTTCATAAATTTTGTCTTGAAGAAACAACTTTTCATCAAAAATATGGATTACTTAATGAGAAACGCACCAAAGCTGGTAAAGCTGCGGCCTCTGCCATGCAACAGCTAGGCATGGAAACTTATACAACACCAGAACTTGAAACTTGTATAGCTATTAAAAAAGCTTTGTCTGAAAATGAATTTGCTAATAAATACATCATTCAAGACACCCTGACAGATACTAAAGGATTAGCAGAGCAATCTTTTTGGTGGAAGCATAGAGAAACAGGTTTGCAATGTAAATGTCGTTGTGACTATGTGATTGATGATATGGTCATTGATCTTAAAACAACAGGTGAAGCTGGTGCATCACCTGAGGCATTTACTAGAGCTATTGCTTCATTCAAGTATCATCTCCAAGCAGCTCACTACCTTCAAGGTACTGGTGCAAAACGATTTATTTTTGTAGCAGTAGAAAAAGTATTCCCATATAGCGTGGGAGTATATGAACTGTCACCTCATTTCATTGAGCGTGGATATGAACTACAAGAAAAAGCATTGTCTGACATCAAAGCTGCCCAAGAGTCAGGCATCTGGAATGGTTACACCAACTATGAACCAGAGGGCATCAAAACACTTACACCCCCAAAATGGTTATGACATTTACAAAAGAACAAACAGAACAACTTAATCAACCCATTGACCCTAAAGTTGTTGCCTTCAGACAGCAAGGCAGTATGCAGCTTGCTTACCTTGAAAGCTGGTATGTAATCAATGAAGCTAACCGCATCTTTGGATTTGATGGCTGGTGGTCTGAAACAGTACAGCTTGACTGTGTACAGAGTGATGACTTCTGTGTGACTTATATTGCAAAAGTCAGAGTAACAGTTGGTGCTTTTGGAGATCAAATAATCAGAGAGGGAGTTGGTGCTGGACATGGTAAAGGCAAAAGTGTCAATCTTGGTGACAAGCATGAATCAGCAGTAAAAGAGGCCGAATCAGATGCAAGGAAACGTGCCTTCATGCAGTTTGGTTCTCAGTTTGGTTTATCTTTATATGACCGCACTAAAGCTTGGAAAAATCCAAAAAAAGATAGGACTCCAGTTTCCACTCAGAATCTTACAGTAGTTGCCAAAGATGCAATCTTAAAAGCTGACACCAAAGAAAGACTTGATAAATGTGCTGAGTCTTTAGAGGTGCGTTATGCTAACAGACAAATACCGCAAAACGATTACAACGACCTTTGCGACCTTATCAAAACTAGAAAAGAGGTGATTACAACATGACAGTAGCTGGCAGCCAGTATTTCTCTACCGATCAACTCGCCAAGAGATATGGTATGCACCCAGACTCCATAAGAAGATGGCGGTACAAAGGCATAGGCCCTGAGTACTATGAACTTCCTATCTTCGCTGTCTCTTATGGTGATCCTAGAGTCAGATATGACCTTCACAAAGTCCTTGCTTGGGAAGAAAGT